CCCATTCAATAGGGCAAAAACCATGGATACGAAAGAAAACCCGGTGGCACTTGAAGTGGCCGAGGCAGAGTTCGACCGCTTCGCCGACGAAATGGACCTGGACCTGGACACGTCCCTGATGGACGCCGAAGACCTGGGCCAGTTTGCAAAACAGAAACGTCGGATCCTTCGCGCGATGGAGCGCGGCGACCTGGCGGTGAATGAGGGCGGCGAAGCGGTATACACGCCCAGCAACGCCCGGTCGAAGCACAGCGACCCCATCACGTTTCACGAGCGCACCGGCGCTTCGCTTATGGCGATGGACGGGAAGAAAAAGGGCCACGACGTTGCGAAAACCTACGCCGTTATGTCCGATATGTGCAGGGTCCACCCGAACGTTTTTGCGGGCCTGGCCGGCAACGATGCGAAGGTATGCGAGGCGCTTTTCGCGCTTTTAATGGACTAGTCGGGGTTCCGTTGGTTCGGGTGGGTGCGGACTTTAAGCACCCCCAGCGGGGCCACACAGCGGACCGGGTATACGGCGAAATGCTTTTGCAGGTTTGCAGGGACTACCCGGGGTTGCCCGACCCACGTACACTAAAAGCCCGGGAGATTCGTTTTTTCTACGAGGGGCTCCGGGGCGAACTCACAGAGCACTCGAAGCCGAAGGGGTAAAGAATGGCGGGCCGCTTTTCAGTAGAAGCAGTATTTAAAGCGGTGGACCGCGTAACCGCCCCGGTTTCGCGTATGCAGACGAAGGTTCGGAAGTTCACCCGCGCTATGTCGCGCGGGTTGCGGTCCGCTGATCGCGCCGTTAGTCGCTTGGTCGGAAAGATGGGCAAGGGCGCGGCGCGGGTCGCAAAGTTCGGCGGCGCAATCCTGGCCGTCGGTTCCGCCGCGGCGGTTACCGCATTAAACCGAACGGCTGACGCGGCCGACGAACTGGCGAAGCAATCGCGGCGCCTTCAGTTCCCCATTGAAGACCTGCAAGAATGGAAGTTTGTGGCGGAGCAGTCCGGCGTATCCACGGGCCTTCTGGACAAGTCCCTGGGCGCGTTTTCGAAACGTCTAGGCGAAGCCAAAGGCGGAATGGGCCCGCTAGTCACTGGCCTCAAAAAGATAAACCCGCAGCTTTTAAAGCAACTGCAGGGGACCGACGACGTGGCCAAAGCGTTCGAGATATACATTGGCGCAATGCGCAACGCGGACAGCGCCACCGAAAAAGCCGCCCTGGCGAACGCGGCGTTCAGCCGGCAAGGTTTGAAGCTCGTCAACATCGCCGACAATAGTTCCGAAGCCATTGCCGCCCTTCGCAAAGAGCAGAACGAGAACGGCAACATAACCATGGCCCAGGCCAAAGCCGCCGAAGCGTACAACGACGCGGCGAACAGCTTGAAGCGCAGCCTGATGGGGCTGTTGCAGCAGGTGATACTTCCGATGACCCCCGCGATAACGAAGACCCTAAGCAAGTGGCGCGAGTGGATAGTGGCCAACAAAGACCTGATACGCACCCGAATCACTGAATTTATGGGGAACCTTTGGACGCGCTTAAAAGCCGTGACCCGGGCGGTTATTGAGTTTAACGACAAGTACGACATAGCCGAAATGTTGGGCGCGGGCCTTGACAAGCTAGGGAAGTTCGCGTCGTTTGTCGAGCGCAACGGCGAGATGATTTTCAAGATGGTGGCCGCTTTTGTCGCAGCGTCGGCCGTCCTGAAAGTGTTTTCAGCGATAATGGCGGCCGTTAACCTGGTCATGCTGGCGAACCCTATAACGTGGATAGTTCTGGGCATTGTGGCCCTGATCGCGGCTATAGTTGCGGCCGTCGTCTACTGGGACGAAATCAAGGCGGCTATGTCGTCGTTTGCCGCGTCGGTTATGAGTGACGTGGCGCCGGCAATCGACTGGCTTAAAAGCGGCGCGGAGAAAGTGACCGGCGCCTGGTCGGTCGTGTCCGATTTCTTCGCGGAGCTATGGGCCGGAGTGACCGCCAGCTTTTCAGACGCCTGGTCGATGATCAGCGGCATTGTGGACAAAGTAATGGGCGCCGTTAACGTCGTGAAAAACGCCGCCGGCAAGGTTTCCGACTTCGGTTCTGGCGTGGTGGATTCGACGACGGGCGCGGTGAAGAACGCAGCGTCCGGGGTCGCCGGCTTCTTTGGCTTCGGGGACGACGAAGAGAAGAAACGGCCGTCGGGAGGCCAGAGCCAGCCCGTCGTTCAGAGCCCCCAGGAACGCATTGCCCGTTCAGTCGAAGAGCGCCGCCAGACCAGTTCGGCGGAAGTCACAATCCGGGACGAAAGCGGACGGGCGGAAGTCACCGGCGGCAAGATGGGCGCCGGCGTTACGTTGCAACCCACGGGGGCCTTCTAATGGCATGGACGGACAGGATTAGCGAAGCGGCCTACACTTCGCCAGGCGGCACCCGCCAGACCTTCGAGTACGAAGACGTACGGCGCACCGTCGATAAGAAAACGACCGCGTTTGACTTCCCCGACGCGGACGGCACCTATGTTCAAGACCTGGGCAACACGGGCCGCCAGTACCCGTTGCGCCTGTTCTTCTGGGGGCCGGACTACGACCTGGCGGCCGCGTCGTTCGAGGCGCTACTGCTAGAGCGGGGCCCGGGACGACTTGAGCACCCCGCGTACGGGACGACGCAGGTTGTGCCCTTCGGGACAATAACCCGGCGGGACGACTTAAAAACGGCGGGCAACCAGGCGGTGCTGGAAGTAACTTTCTGGGAAACCATCGGCATCATATACCCGACGGAACAAAGCGACCCGGGCTCTTCGGTCCTGTCGGCCGTTAGCGAGTACAACACGGCGGTGGCGGAGCAGACCGCGGCGGAACTGGACCTCGAAAGCACCGCGCAGCGGGTGAACTTTAAAGGGACCTACGAAAGCCTCTTGGACTCCGCCCGCTCCGGCCTAGAAACGGTGGCGGCCGTCCAGGACGGGGTGCGCGAACAGTTCGATACGATAAACGCGTCGATTACCGAAGGCATAGACACGTTGGTGTCGGAACCCTTGAGCCTGGCCTTCCAGACCGTTCTTCTGGTGCAGGCGCCGGCCCGGTCTATCGCGGCCATATCGGCCCGCCTGTCCGCGTACGGCGACCTTGCGCAGTCGCTACTTTCCGGCGACGGGGCGGTGGTTTCCCCGGGCAACGATAGCGACCAAGCAAACACGTTCTACGGCCGCTCCCTTTTTGCGTCGTCGTACGTTAGCGGGTCCGTTCTTTCGGCGGTAAACACCCAGTTTGAGACGAAGGGCGACGCCCTGTCGGCGGCGGTCGGCATCCTTTCGCAGTTCAACGACGTGGCCGCATGGCGCGATAAGAACTACGAAGCCCTGGGCGCGATTGACACCGGCGAAGCCTACCAGAAATTACAAAAAGCGGTGGCTCTGACGGCCGGCTTTTTGGTCTTCATTTCCTTTTCTCTAAAGCAGGAGCGCAGCCTGGTTTTGGACCGTTCGCGCACGATCATAGACGTTGTGGCGGAACTATACGGGTCGGTGGACGACCAACTGGATTTTTTCATCAATTCGAACGGTTTGACCGGTTCGGAAATTTTAGAACTACCGAAGGGGAAGCAGGTTGTCTTCTACGTATAGGGTAGGCCCGGGCGACACGTTCGAGACGGCTTCCCGCAGGGCCTACGGGAGCGCGCAGCACGCCGGAACAATCGCCGGAGCTAACCCCGGGGTCTCGGAGCCGTTAACCGTTGGATCCGTTCTGGTGGTCCCGGCCTTGCCGTTGCAGCCGCCCAACGCGTCGGCGGGCGCCCCCTCGCAGACCCAGAACGAAGTCGCCGTCCTGGTAGACGGCAAGCGGTTTCGGTTCTGGTCGGACCTACGCCTGGCCCGGTCGCTGGACGCCATGGACACGCTAGAGTTTAGCGCCCCGTTCGAGGCCGACGCCCCCGGGTTCCGTGAAGCGTTCCGCCCTTTCAGCTTCAAGCCGGTCACCGTAACCGTTGGCGGCGCCGTCCTGTTCACCGGAACCATGGTGGGCGTGTCGCCGTCCCTGTCGCCAGATCAAAAAAGCATTTCTGTGTCGTGCTACTCCCGCCCCGGCGTTTTGAACGATTGCACGGCGCCAGCGTCGGCGTATCCCGTCGAGTTTAACGGCCAGGCGCTACCCGCTATCGCTTCGGCGCTTTGCGGGCCCTTCGGCCTGGCCGTGGAGTTCACCGCGCCGGCAGGCCCGGCGTTTGAGCGCGTCGCCGCTAAACCGGGCGCCAAGGTTCTTAGTTTTCTTTCAGACCTTGCCCGCCAGCGGTCCCTGGTAATTTCCAGCACCCCGGAGGGCCGCCTTCTGTTCCAGCAGTCCGCCGCGCCGTCCGGCCCAGCGGCTATTTTACGGCAGGGCGAGTCGCCCCTTGTCGGGGTGTCGCCCATGTTTTCGCCCCAGCAATACTACAGCGACATAACTGGACTGGAAGCCGTCGTAGTGGGCACCCGGGGGTCGCAGTACACGGTAAAGAACCCACACCTGGCCGGCGTTCTCCGCCCGCTAACGTTCGAGAGCCCCGACGTGCAGGGCGGCGACATTAAGGACGCGGTAGCCGCAAAAGCGGGCAGAATGTACGGCAATATGGTTTCGTACTCCGTCCTGGTCGATACCTGGCGGGACAGCTTCGGCGACCTGTGGAAGCCAAACACGGCGGTTCAGATGGAGGCGCCGGGCGCCATGGTCTACACCCCCTACACCTTCATTTTGCGGTCGGTACGTTTCAGCCGGGACGGTTCGAAAGAGTCCGCCGACCTGGACTTAGTTCTTCCCGGGTCTTTTAACGGCCAAACACCGGAGACGTTGCCATGGGACTGATAGGCCGTGTGCTTTCTTTCGCCCGCCGGGTTCGCAATAACGCCCAGGTAAGCGACACAAAGATGGACCCGGGCGGCGGCGCCATACGTACCGCCGAGCACTTTTCTTCGCCCGGAGACGACGGGCACCCCCTGGCGAACGACTACGTTTTCGCAGCCGAAACACCGCAAAGCGGACGCGTGGCCGCCGTCGGATACATCGACCCCCGCAACGAACCAAAGTCCGGCCCAGGCGAAAAGCGCATATACTCCCGCACCGAAGACGGGGCCATGGCGGCGGAGCACTGGCTGAAGGCCGACGGCGCCGTTGTAACGGAAAACGAAAACGGGTCGGTGACCCTGGGCGCGGACGGGTCTATACTGGGGCAGAATGCGGCGGGGTCTTTTGAGCTTCAAGCCGGCGGGGACTTCGTAGTTAACGGGGTTGTCATTACGCCGGCGGGGCAGATAACGACGCCCACCGGAATTGTTACGCCGTCCGCCGTGGTGGGCGGGGTAGAAACGGCGGGGCACAACCACACCCAGGCGAACGATAGCGCCGGCAACACCGAACAGCCCGTCGGGCCGATGCAGGAGCCGTAAAAATGCCGAAACAGCAGGGCGATGTTCTACTTTTCCAGACCGACAACGACGGCGACATTGTGGCCGAAGGTGGCCTGGTCGAAATGACCGGGGGGCTAGAAACCGCGGCGTACCTTTCGCTTTTCGGCGGCAACGAAGACGACGACGGCCGGGAGGACAACCCGGGGACCTGGTGGGGGAACACACTTGAGTCGCTACCCGAACGGCAGTACCGAGGCGAAACGCAGTACCTTTTGCGGTCGCTTCCCGCCATACCCGCGAACCTTCTAAGGCTCGAAGAGGCGGCGAAGAGGGACCTGTCCTGGTTCGTTTCCGTCGGGGCCGCCACTTCTATTACCGCCCGGGCGAGCATGCCGGGCGTTAACCGGGTCCGCCTTCTAATTATTATCGAAGCGCGCGGCACGGTCACCCAAATCGAATACCTAGAGAATTGGAGGGCCAACGTCCAATGAGCTTATCAACACCCACAACCGACCAGATAAACGACAACATTGTCGCCCAGCTCGAAGCGTCGCTGAACCAGGCCGTGCCGCTTTTGCCGAAGTCTTTTCTTCGAGTCCTGTCGAAAGCCCTGGCCGGCGTCTTTGTTTTGCTCTACAAGTACGCCGGCTTTATGTTTTTGCAGATGTTCGTGCGAACCGCCAGCTACGCCGAAACAGAAATCAACGGGGCGGCGGTTAACCCACTTTTGGAGTGGGGGCGACTGATAGGGGTGGGCGACCGGGCCGCCGCCGTCCAGGCGGAACTTCTAATCGACATCACGGTGGAAAGCCAGGGCGGAACGCTACCGGCCGGCACCCAGCTAGTAGGCCCGGGGAACGGCGTTACGTACGTGACACTGGCGTCCGTGGCATTAAACGCCGCCACGGTCCAGGCGGTCGCGCGGGCCGTATCGGACCAAACGGGCGGGGGCGGAAGCGGTACCGTCGGAAACCTTGAGCCGGGGGCCGTTTTGGGCTTTGCGAACCCGCTGGCCGCTGTCGGACGGGACGCCACCGTCGTTTCCCAAAGCGTGACCGGGGCCCAGCCGGAGAGCGTCGAGGCATACCGCCAAAGGGTTGTCGACCGCTTCCAGAAGCTACCGCAGGGCGGGGCCTACGCAGACTACGAACAGTGGGGCGAACAGCCCGCCGGCATTCTGAATGTCTACCCCTACACCAGCAACTTTCCAGGCCAGGTCGACCTGTACGTTGAAGCGACCGTGGCCAGTTCTGGAAACGCCGACGGGATACCCACACCCGCGCAACTGCAAGCGACTTTGGACTCCGTGGAGCTAAACGAAAACGGTTTGGCGTCCCGGCGACCAGCCAACGCCCTGGTAAACGCCTTTCCGATAACCCGCGCCGGCTTTGACATTCGCGTGACTTCCCTGGAAGTTTCAGACCTGGCGGAAGTTCGAGCGCAGATAGAGGCGGCCCTGGCCGACTACTTCGCGTCCCGCGAGCCGTTCATTGTGGGCCTTTCGGTACCGCCCCGAAAAGACCGGGTAACAAACAGCGCGGTGGGCGGAGTGGTCGAGGGCATTGTGTCCGCGTCGGGCGGCATATTCGCCGGCGTAACTATGGAAAAAAGCGGGGTCGTGGTGCCGGTCTACTCTTTGGGCGCCGGCGAAAAGTCAAAAGTCAAATCCGTGTCGTACGCGTGATATTCTTCCGCGCATTCCAGCACCTTTTGCCCCGGGGCCGCGCGTGGGTTGTCGTGGTGGAAAAGCGGTTGCGCCAGTTCTTCGAGGGGCTTTCCGGCGTTGGTTCGGAGGCAAAACAGTTTGTCGACGACGTGTGGGCGGACCTATACCCGAAGACGACGCGCGACCTGGCAGGGTGGGAAAAGCAATACGGTTTGCCGTCGGTGGGTTTAACCGAACAACAAAGACGCGACCGCCTGGCCGCCGCCTGGAAGGCTCAGGGCGGCCAGGACCCGCGATACATCGAAGACACCTTGCAGGCCAACGGGTTCGACGTTTACGTCCACGAATGGTGGCAGCCGGGGACAGAACCGGCGGTCGGGGTGCAGGGGCAAGCGACGCCGCGGAACCCGCTGCTATACGTTCGGGAAGAGTTCACCGGCGTTCGCTTACTGGTCGAATGCGGTGAAGAGTTCGCGGCGTGTGGTGAAGAGTTCGCGGAAGCCGGCAACGCCCTGCAGCCCTCGGGCTTTCCGCTAGTAAACAAGATAACCCAGACGGTCCCGGCCTACCTTCCCCGGTGCGGCGAAGACCTGGCGGCGTGCGGCGAAGACCTGGCGGCGTGCGGCAATTTTGACGTTTTCAGCACCGAGGGCGTTAACTACATCGTTTCGCGCGACCCGAAGTTTTGGCCGTACTTCCTCTATATCGGGGGGGAGACATTCGGGGAAATTGCGGGCGTTGACCCTAAAAGGCAGTCGGAGTTCGAGGCGCTATGCCTCAAAATTTGCCCGACTCAGCAATGGCTCGGTATACTCGTTGAATATTCGTAGGAGCACCACCCATGGCAATTATTCCAGAAACGTCGTACGCCGGTAAAATCGAGCCGGCGTCTAGCGAGTACCCGTACGGGGAAGCGCGCAACATCACTACGCCCGGAGACGGCACGGGCACGCCGTTTGTCGCGTCCCTGGTCAACGATATGTTCGGCATCTTCCAGGCGCTATTAAGCGCGGCGGACATTGTGCCCAGCGGCAGCCCCGACAACGCCGTAACGTCGCAATACCTGGAAGCCCTGAAAACACTGTTCCACGGCGTCGAGACGGCCGCCGACGTGGCCGCCGTTCCCGCCCCGGCCGGGGCCCGTATTTTGACGAAGGGCCTGGAAGCGGCCGGAGACGGCGGCGGCCAGACTTATTTTGTGCAAGCCACGAACCCCGGCACTGCTGACGGCGAATGGATAATCGCCCTGGACAACGGGAATTTTGCAGTACGTGACAAAGAACTACTAATAGCCGAAGCGCCCGCCGGTTCGTCGTTTGGCGCGGGAACTATGAAATACCTGTTTATGGACCCGGCGGAATGGCGAACGGCGAACGGTGGCGGTAACGTTTTGAGCGGAACGAACCAGTTCCATTTCTTTTCTACGGCCGACCCTTGCCGGGTAGAATTTGAATCAAACCCCGGCGAAATGAATTTCTACATTGAGGGGGGCGTGGGCAAAGAGGCTTGGTACGGTATACAGCAAGGCGGAACGACTGAATGGAGCTTCGGCATTAACCCCGCTATAGACGAATCGCTCCGGTTCGTAACCGGGTTCGGTATTGGAAACAAAAATCCGCCGCTAACAATCAAAAAAGACGGGACCTGCCGATTTCAAGACATAGAAGCGACCGAACAATCAACGTTTACTGAAACCGGAGTTAGCATATCCCCGCTGATTACGTTTAACGGAACAGCGGGCGGCGTCGGGCCGATTTTTAAATCTGGTGACGGGTCGCAGCGATACGCAATGGACGTGCGGCAATCAGACGAAACAAATATTTTTAGAATTAAAGGCAACGGGACGCCGGAGTACGGCGACGTGGCTACAACATCAAGCGGGTACGCGCCGATTGGTAACGGTCTGATACTTCAGTGGGGCGAAATTTCACCGGCTTTGAACACAAGCGTAGCGGTAACGTTTCCGGTCGCGTTCCCTACTTCCTGTTTGCAGTTTGTAACAAGTGGGTCGGGCCCTATTGACAGGAATGCGGTCCCCATTGAAGTGCGGGCAAGCCGTTCACCTTCCGGGACCGCAATATACGTAGACGGGATCGGCTCTTCGGTTAACTCGCAAGGCGCGACATGGTTCGCAATAGGATACTAAGGGGTAAAGCATGAAAGATGAAAACGGAAAAGAAATGAAGCCCTCTAATAATACAAGCGAACAGGGGCCGGACGTTAACGTCGGAAAGCCGCGCAAACAAGAGTATTTTTTCACCGAAAGCGGCGGGTTTGTCGCCGGTTTTTACAGTAAAACAGTGGGCGCTGTCCCGGCCGACGCGAAGCCAATCAGCGACGCGGACCGCCAGAAGGCGCTAGAGGACCAGTCTAAAGGTTACGCGCTGTCGGTAAAGGGCGGCAAGATCGTCCCTGTCGAACAGGTAGCCGACCCGCTAGAACAGGCGCGGGGCTACGTCAAAAGCGAACTGGCCGCTGCGGACGTTCAAG